CGGTTACTTTCTTGTAGAGAAATCCTGGCAAGGATATTACAATCTCTACAACTACCTCCTTGTGAATCGAAGAGATTGAAATAGAGCGATACTATCACAAGGAACTAAGTCATATTGTTATCCTAAGTAAAGATGTAAAACTGCTTTGACAGCACGGCATTGCAGAAAAATTATATTAAGACAGCCAAGGAGTCTTTAAAATTACTACTGACGAGACTTGGACGAAATCTTAGAGAGACTGAATTATACGCGCATATAATGGAGTAAGGCTCTATAAGATCTAGTAAAACGTGTGAAGAATAGTAACACAATCCTTTTTAAAAATGGTTTTGGCAACATGGTACTAGATGGAATAGACATCTGTACAATTCTTTACCTCACACTCGATAGGTTAAGTGTATGAAGATATGTTAGTAGCAAGATGTGAAAATGATAATGGAAAAGTACGGCTCTACGTGAATCAACGAGTAGTAGTTAAGTGTGAAAAAATTCGTAAAGAAAAACAAAAACTTTGGAAATAATGAAAGCTATATTTTTCTATATTACGGTTTTTATCTGTTTAGTAACTATACTAGGAGCAGAATCTCTGATTGAAGCTAATCCCATTCTGTTAGGAATATTTATAGTTGCCAGTGTTATACTAGTATTTAACTGTATTGTTCTTTTAACAGAAGAAGATTACAAACGATATACTGGATGGAATTTGTATTGTAAACTTTTTAAGTTTGATGATCAACTTTAAAATGTATATAGTATAAAATCTTTAATTTACTTTGATAGTATTACTTTTCATGAAGATCAAAGTAAATAAATGTTAGAGGAAATTGGTAAATATGTTATATTATTGGTTATTTGCTTTAATTCTCATAGTAATTGTTACTATAATGGTAATGCACTTTGAGAAACAGAAAAAAGAGAGATTTCGTAAGATTACTATTTTACAGCAAATATCTCCTTTAATTTCTGAATCGTCATTATCTATGCTTTTTAATATACATAAGATATTAGGCAGGAATAATCTGTGTAATAATCCATATCTTGCACCTAATAAGTACGGAGTGTTTCGTACTAATTGTATTGCAATAATGGATGAATCCGAAGTTTTCTTAGGTAACATTCAAGGACTCTGGACTTTTTCTCTGCCATATTGGGAATCTTGTAAAGATGAAGATGCAAAAGAAATAGTAACCTCTCAATATCGACAGCTTCTTCAACAAGGAATAGAATACGAGTTATCAAAATTAAAAAAATAATTACAAAGGATGAGTGAGTTAATCCTATATACGAAAGTAGCTCACAGCGAAGACTGCTATAGTGTCTTAATGGTTCTTTTGCATTTATCCCAAAGGAACAAAAACGATAACTTATTATAGCTAAGGTTATCTAAGGACCGTTTTCTAATTAGAAGGTTATTCTTTTTGGTCCTTTTTTTCTTTTCTTTATTTTGAGTGAAGTACAGTAGCTCCAGATTAAAAATAAAGTGAACTGCTAGTCAATATGACTAGAACAATTATCGGCATAAAACATAAATCTCTAGCCGAGGAGTAACAAGATGATAGGACATAATTCTATTGTAAGAACAATCTTCGTTCCCAAAACTACAGAAGAACATTGGAAAGTAAAGGTTCAACTTAACAAGAATGGAGGAGTATGCGACATTATTCTTCCAATTCTCGTAGTAGAACCAGTTGCACCACAAGATACTTCTAATGGTGAAGCAGTAAGAACTTACAACCAAGCTATGTACGATTATCGTGTGCTCATTGCAAAGAAGAAAGCTATGAGATCAGCTATTCTCAATGTGGTACAAGGTCGTCCATATATCTATGCAATAAAAGATATCGCTTCTCAATGTATAAAAAGTTAATAGCATTAAAGTCTAAAGAAGTACAAAATGCAATTAAATTGCTAAAAGAGTACAATTTTGAGATTTATGCTCCAGTAGATGTATTTTGTATAAAATTGTAACCATTTTTCTGTCATATAATAGTTAGAGAGAAATTTCTTGATTTAAGTCAAGTTTACACAAATTAACTTGTAATAAATTTGGAAATATTCTCTCTAACTATTATATTTGCATAGATTTTTAGAAGACTGCCGAGTATCTTTAATATAAGGGTTCGATTCAAGGTTTAGTATAATAAGATAATGTACAGCAAATTTATTAAATAATTTAACTGATTATAAAACTCAAAACATAAGAGTATGTCATTATCTGCTTTCTGCTGTGATTCGTATCTTTGCAGAAACAAATGCATTTTTATAAAAATATAGAGCAAGAATGTACTAAAAATACTTTAGCAAGATTGTATTAATGCTTTTCAAAGTAGAAAATTAAATTAAAAATGAAAACCTTTACAAAATTCGGTAAAATGTCGGCAACAGATTTTTTTGCCGCATTTAGAGACTGGATTGATTGTTCCATCAGCAGTCTTGAGAAAATGGTTGATGAGTATCTCGACACTCAAGAGAAGTTTGATTATGGACTCTTTAAAATTAAATCAAAAAATGAAAAAGATAGAAGATGTCCTTGTGCCTACGGCATTGAGGTAAATGCAGTCAACGTCTATTTGCAACCAGGGAGCAATTCCCTTGTCAAACTCTATTATGGACAAAATCGCCTCTTCGAGATTGTCGAAAGTGAGGAATACAGTAAGACAAACATACTTACAGAATAATTCCAGAATACGATGACCTTATTGCTGACTTGGAACAAGACAAATATGAGGGCAACCTTGAAATAATTATAAGAGCCTTTACTAAGAAGACTATTCAATGATATGATTGTTTGTTAAGTGATAGGTTGTTTTTAGGTTAACTGACGCTATACTTTCGTCATTAAGTAGAAGTAATTGGGAGTTAGTGTAATCGGTTAACACAGAAGTTTTTGGAACTTCTATTAATGGTTCGAGCCCATTATTCCCAACAAAATTTTCCTCTTTCTTTAGAAAGTTAGATTAATTTAAATGTTTATTTAAAAAGTATAGAACATGAAAAAGCTAATTTTTGCTTTCGTTTTAACAATTGGAATGATAAGTTGTGGTAACTCTACAACAAGTTCTACTTCTACTAATGAATCAGTTGACTCTACTGAAGTTGTAGATACTATTGTAGAAGATACTACAATTGTAGATAGTACTATTTGCAATCTTTAATTGTTAGTAAAAAGAAGGACTTACTCGTTAGAAAATGTATATTGTTAAAATAAGTCCTAAAGCATTAATTCGTTTTAATAAAGACGAATTAGTGATCACTTCTGATCTTGAAAGAGCTTCTGAATTTTCAAATATTGGAGATGCTATGAAAGCAGCGGTCGAAGTGAATGAAGCACTTGATACTCATATTGCTAAAGTAGTAAGGTGCAAGTAGTTGATTGATTCCAGATGGAGCTGGATATAAATTACGTCCTGATAGCCTGAAACAGTCCTAGGTAGGCTATCCGATGAGTTCTCTATAGAATCCAATGCGCAAGAAAAGAGAGACTACTACTTATTACAAAGAACTATTTAAGGATGAGTTCTTCTCGACGTGAGTCTTAGAATCCTTTTACCTCAGTTTCTAGTCATCTATAAACTAGTGACTTTTGTTGGTCTTCAACATGAAGATGCTGAGAGTTGATCAATACTCTAAAAACATTGACAGGCTTAGGCAACGTGTAAGGAAATACTTAATAGTTTGAGGTTAAGCTGTTAAGTTCCTTACACTCTTTATCTCCTACTCTATTTAATAGAGTAGGTCTCCTTAAGCTTTAAAGTGAAGCATAGACGTTTAAGTCTGGGAAGAAGGAGCATTACCTTCAAGGAGAGCTATTTAATAAATCGCGGAGTGGAGCAGAGGTAGCTTGCTTGGCTCATAACCAAGAGGTCGGTGGTTCGAATCCATCCTCCGCAACACTTTATCCTTTTGCTAACGTCCTTTATAGGAAGATGAATTTATAGAGTAATAGATAAGGTAAAATTAACTAAAATTTAAAATGTTATGATTAAAGTTTTAAAGAAAGCAATTAAAAAGTATTTTGAACTTTATGCTAGGATGTACAGCACTGGTTATATTCCTACTACACTTTGAAATACTATAAAATCAACTTAATTAAAACATTGAAAAATTAGTGAAATGGTATTTTGCAACACAAAATGTAATTCTGTGTTGAGGGTCAATGTTAGACAAGAAAGAGGTAGAAAAGGGAGGTTAATTCTGTTGAACGGGAATGCAAATGGCATTTCTGATGTCTAGAAGCTTTTCCATAGTTGGAGGAGAGTTTCTAGGCGATTGAGGTGTAATGGTTATAAATAGAGTTCGATTCTCTATACATCTACTCATTTTATAAAAATATAAATATGGTTTTTCAAAAGAAGGTTAATTCGCTTCTCAGTAATTCTTCTGAGAATCAGTTTGTTCAACAGGCTTCTGCTGAAACAACTTCTGAAAATGGAGCATTAAAGTATTCTACATCTGGCAGTAGCTTCGTAGATAACTTTGCTGCCATTTCTTATTTCAAAGAACCTCGCTCTTACGAGGAAGTGGCAAAGGATATGAACATCCTTTGGAGTAAAAATCCTAAACTCTGCGTTAAGTTAGCAATCTATATAAGATTAATAACTCGTAAGCCTAAAGTAATAATTGAAAATAAAGTTGAGACTTTAGAAACACAAAGAGGACAAGGATTGAAGAATGAAGGGATTATGAGAATGTTATGGCTTGCAGTTAATCAGTCACAAACATTTAAAATAAATCTTCCACTCTTTATAGCAGCTGGTTCATGGAAAGATGTAATTCAGATGTTATCTTTAGACTTACAATATCATGGCTGGGATAATAGAAAACTAGATTGGAATTTTCTATATCTAGTAATTTCTGCTGGATTAAGTAATCCAGAAACTACCCACCTAGTACGTAAGTATTTACCTACAATTCGAACCAATAAGAATTGTAAAACTCTTGAAAGTCAAGCTGACACCTTAATAGGCAGATGGTTAGCTAGAAAGTTTAATCCAGATCTTGAGAAAGAAGCTGCTTTTAAGGCTTATCGTAAAATAAAGTCTGAAGGTGTAGCTCATGAATGGCAACAGCTTATTTCTAAGCAGCTTTATGACCAAATAAACTTTGGTAATATTGCAGGAAGAGCACTAGCTTTACTAGTAGGTTCAAAATTCTTGGAGAATCACAATTTGATTGAGAAATATACAAGTTGGATTTCTTCACAACCAGTTGCTAAGTTTACGGGATTTGTACATGAATTATTTGCTCCATTTGATTGCTATTACGTTAAACATATAGAGAGTTATAAGGAGCAGACCATTAATGCACAGTTTGCACAACTTATCAAAGCTGCTAAAGATAATACTAATTCTTCGCTACTTGTAGTCAGAGATACTTCGGGTTCTATGAGTGAACAAGCTAGAGGTTGTAACGTTTCTTCTAACTGTATTGCTAAGTCATTAGCTCTGTATTTCTCTGAATTTCTACAAGGTCCTTTTGCTGGAGCTTTTGCTGAGTTCAATGATAAATGTATTCTTAAAAAATGGAAAGGTATAACTCCCGTTGATAAGTACATTAATGACCATAGTACAGCTTATGGCAGCACTAATTTTCAGTCAGTAATTGATCTATTTATTAGATTGAGAAATCAAGGAGTTAGGGAGGAGGATTTTCCAAGTGGAATACTTGCAGTAAGCGATGGAGAGCTGAACGACTGTGGAGAGTCTACAAACTTCCAAACTGCTATTCAACGATTAAGAAATGCTGGATTTAGCAAGGAATATGTAGATAACTTTAAAATTATACTTTGGGATATTCCTAATTCTTTTTATAGTAATAATAACAAAGTAAAATTTGAAGACTTTGCAGACGCTCCAAATTTCTTCTATTTAGCAGGTTATGATCCTAGTATAGTTACCTTCATTTTAGGAGGTGATAAACCAGAGATTAAAGTTCCGAAAAACGCTGAAGAACTGTTCTTAACAGCAATGGATCAAGAGTTATTAAATCGAGTGAAAATAATTACTCCTAAAAAGGTTAGGAAGCTCACGAATAAGAAATCCAATACTGCTTTTAAATTTTTGTTAAGTTAAAAATGGATTTCTGGAATGGCTTGCTAGTATAAAGGTTATTACACTTGCCTTGTAAGCATGAAATGAGTGTTCGATTCACTCGCAAGCCTCTTAAAAATCATAAAATATGGAAAAACAAATAATTTATCAAGGACCTGGAGTATTGGGTCTTTTAGGAGTAGCTTTTGTTGTTCTAAAGCTACTTGGATATATTAACTGGTCATGGTGGTTTGTATTACTTCCATTTTGGGGACCTGTTGCAATAGCTTTAGCTTTCTTGTTAGTAATAGGGCTGATTCTAGCAATTGGTATATGGAAAAATACAAGATAGCATTTGACTTTATAAAAAGTTTAATAATAAATTTGTTCACTTTAAAAAGAAAACTATTATGAAACATTTACTTATATTATTATTTTTGGCAGTAAATTTAACAGCATCTGCACAATACAGTGATTTCTTCACTACTTACACGTCTCCTAGTGTACCATCTCAGAGTGTACCATCTCAGAAGTATACCATTCCTTTTCCAAATACTGTATCAGATCCTATTTTGGATGCTCCTGCTCAAATGCATGTTATAGACGTAGATCGTTGGATTCAACAATATCAACAATCTCAGCAACAATATCAACAATCTCAGCAACCACAGAACATACAAATGACAACAGGTATCTATTTAAAAGATAATACCATTAATGGAATTAAATTGAAAGTAGGAATTATTCAAAATCAACTCGTTGTTTGTGGATATTGGGATGGAATGTCTTGGCATGATACTAAAGATTATTCTTCTAATATAAGCTATGGTGCACCACAACAGATAAGACAAGTATGTACTCAAGAAGTATATATAGTTGGAATCGGAACAGTTTATTTCTAATTATAGAGTATAAATTTTCCAGAATTACTAAGTTTATTAGGAATTGCTTTTATAATACTAAAACTATGTAATATAATTACATGGTCTTGGATATGGGTATTAAGCCCATTCTGGATTCCATTAGCAGTAGTCTTAATTGTACTATTAATATTTGGAGCAGTATTAGGAATTGCAATCTGGAATAATATCAGATAGTTCGTTTAAATTCTATAACCATAAGAACACATACAGCAAACCCTTGTTATATTATTAATAGTTTGAGGTGTTATTGAATCTGTGTTCTGATATTTTTACAGAGATGAAACAAGAGATATATCAAAGCGGATTTTTCCTAATGTTAGGAATAATTTTTGGCTATTTAATTGGGTTCAATTTCCCAGAATCCACAGTTCAAATTGAAGTAGTTAAAGACTCGGTTGAAGTAAAATCTACTTTACCAGATTTAACTGCTTCAAATTTAAAACTAGAATTAAAGAAGCATAATATACCTCACGCTAATATAGTTTATGCACAAGCTAAATTAGAAAGCGGATTAGGTACATCTAAAGTATATAACCGAACTAATAATTTGTTTGGTTTAAGGAAAGGCAACAAATATAGATCTTACTCACATTGGACGGAATGCGTTAAAGACTATAAAAAATGTATTTCTAATCGTTATAAAGGAGGAAATTATTATGCTTTTTTAGAAAAAATTAAATATGCTGAAGATCCGCAATATACGAATAAATTAAAAACCATGGTATAGTAAAAGAAACAGCAGTTTGAATCTGCTAATGTTAGTTAACTAACGTTTCTTCTAATGGGTAAGGAAGCTTTTACTAAAAGTCTACTTAAACTTACGTTCAATTAAGTTGGTTTTTCGCACTGTTTTTACAAAATAAAATAGTGAAAACTGAGAATACGTAGTCTCATAAATGGAGGAGTTAATGCAGAGTGCTTTAATCCATTTTTAATCGGGCCTGAATGGTATTGATACGCAATGGATGATAGTAAAACGCATAGAGGAGTAACTCTCTATAAAAGTACAACACAAATTAATCGGCGAAGTTAATACAACTTCCTACAGAATGGCTGCCTAAGCTATAACTGGCGAGTAACACTTACTTAGGAACAGAAAGGTGTTTTTCCTTATTTAGTAAAATAAGGTGGTGGAAAATCCAAGTAAACCCTTAGTTTAGTAGAACGTAAAACTACTAGTAGAACTCATTACTATAAAAATGGAGATATGCGTAATTTTACTATAATAAGTTGAAGTAGACACGAGTTCGAATCTCGTCAGGTCCACACTCGGCAATTAAATAAAGTATAAGAACACGCACTGCAAATTGTTTTATATGGTATTTATATTCGTTATGTGTTCTGGTAATTGTCTGAATGATTTATTAAATAAATATGGAAGATTATAATTTAAAAGAAAAAGCTCCGGAGATAATCAATAAATTTAAAGATCCAGTAAGTTTCATAATACTCATTTTTTAATTAAGGCGACATGACTTTAGTAAAATTCATTACATGCGCGAGAGCCAAGTATGACGCTCTCAAATCAAAGGAGACAGGGGCGATTTACTTCTTGACAGACACTGGCGAGATTATCAAGGACGGCGTAAACTACGGCACAAGCAGTGACACCGCAGCCCTCATCAACGAGAAGTTCAAGGACGCGAGCTATGACAGCTCGACAGGCAACCTGGTTTTCACCAAAGGCGACGGCACCACAGTAGAGGTGGCTATCCCGAAAGAGGTCAAAATCAACGCCAATGACACTATCCTGAGCTATGACAGCGACGGTCTGAAAGCCACTGTCTCAGTGGCTAAGCTCGCCACGGCTTCTGACGGCTACGCTTCAAGCTACCAGCTTCAGGACAAGGACGGCAACGCTTTGGGCGTAACCATTGACATCCCGAAGGACATGGTAGTGAGCGCGGGAGAGGTGAAGACGGTGGCAACGGCTGACGACCCCTACACAGGAGCGGCAGTAGGCGACAAGTACATCGACCTCACCATAGCCAACGCCGCAAGCAGCCACATCTACATCCCTGTGGACAGTCTTGTTGACGTGTATAAGGCAGGCAACGGCGTAGCCATAGCTGATGACAACACCATCTCAGTGAAAGTTGACGCCACATCAGACAGCTACCTCACTGTAGGGGCTGACGGCGTTAAGCTCTCAGGAGTGGCAGAGAAGCTGACCTCTCTTGAGGCTGATGTAACAACAAACACTGAGCGGCTCACTTGGGAAGAGTTGGCGTAACAAGATTTAAAAACACACTTGCTTAACAATTAACAGAGAGAGGCATTGGGAGCTTCAAGGAGTCCTCAATACCCTTTAACTTTAAAAACACAAACATTATGGCAGGAGCAACATTTACATCAGAAGTAGAACAAGCATCAACAACAACAAAGAACAGCAAGAGCTTGTTAGTGTATGCCCAAACAGAGGAGGCGTACTTGACAGCCTTGAGCAACGGCACAATAACCCAGAGCGCGGTTGTCTTCGTGAAGGACACCAAGAGCATTTGGACGCACGGGACGGAGTTTCCGGGCCCCTACACAGAAGCTGAGATAAGCACACTGTTAGCTTCCAAGCAGGACACTTTAACGGCTGGCGAGAACATCACCATAGACGGCGGCACAATCTCGGCAAAGGGCACCACCTACGCCGAAGCCACAGACACCACGGCGGGGCTGATGTCAGCCGCCGACAAGCAGCTCGTTGACCTGCTCGGCACTCACAGCTACATACACTTCAGCGTCGGCACGCCGACAAGCTCTGACACCACCTACACGGACGTCAACAACAAAGGCACGTACACCTTCAAGGCGGGCGACCTCTGGGTGAAGTACATCTTCAGCCAATATGAGAGCGACTGGGGCATGTGGCTCTGCCTCGCCAACGACGGCACAACAGCCACATGGCAGCAGATTGACGGCCAGGATGATCAGATCGGCAGCGACCGCCTCTTCATGCGGCAGCCCTACCAGCTCGACTCCGCCCCCACCACAAGCACCGAGCCCAAGACCTACACCTTCGGCGACCTTACGTTTACCCCTACGGTGCAGATAGGCTACACCGATACCAACGGCGTTTGCACCTGCTACATCTACTGCGGCTCGGACAACAGCGGCAACCACATCTGGCGCGAACTCGGCTCAACGTCCACGGTGGGCAGTGGAACGCTGACTATTGCCGACCAAGACGGCGATGCAATAGGCACGTTCAACGCTAACGCTACGAGCGACAACACCATTAAATTACCTATAGCAGCCAAAGAAAAGGTAACCGTAACAGTAACAACATCTGACGGCTCATCAGTAGCAGGGCAGGTGGTAACTATCAACGGCACTGATTACACGCTCGACTCTACAGGCGTGGTAACGGCGAAAGTCCCTCTCAATACGACGTATTCCATAAGCGTGGATTCAAAGTCAGGCTATACGGCCCCATCGACGCAGACGTTCACCGCCAGTCAAGACTCCCGTGCTGTTTCGATGACTTATCAAGTATTATTAGGTATATACATACTTGACACCGACGGCAACGCAATCACGGCTGCGAATTGGAATACGTCGAACAACTCTAAGGCTGTGGGCATCCTCGTCTCCACCTCGGCGTGTACGTTTGTGATGGCGTTAAAAGACGCTTATTCATCTAGTTGCACTTGGGGAGGTTATGGCACGACGGTTAGCGGAATTGTTACTACGACAGATTCCTCTACAGCCAAAGTTGACTACGCAGGAGCTGCGAACACTGCAAAGATTATAGCCCAGCTTGGGGCAAGTAGCGCTTTAGCCGCTAACTACTGCCAGACATTCACGTTCCCCAACGGTAAGACGGGTTACATGGGCGCGGCTGGTGAGTGGCAGGCGGTATTGGATAATAAGAGCGCGATAGATACAGCTTTGTCTAAATGCGGCGGCACTGCGCTTAAATCTTATTACTGGACTTCCACCCAGTACGACAGTAGCCATGCTTGGGATGTGGACTTCAGCAGCAGCAATTTGTACGACCGTAACAAGGACTACACCGATTACGTTAGGTCTTTCTGTGCTTTACCCCTTTAACCCTTTAACACTTCCGAACCATGATAGCGAGCGAACTTCCTGTATATAGAGACACATACGAGCTTGTCAGTCTGCTGTTGGACTACACGCTAACGTTCCCGAAGGCGTATAAATACACCGTCGGAGGGAAGATACAGGAAGTGTCGCTTGGCCTGTTTGAATATCTACAGCTCGCAAACCGCTCTGTTGGCGATAAGAGCTATCGGGCGAAATGTCTTGAGGGCTTCCTTGTGAAGTTCGAGTTGCTAAAAGTGCTACTGCGGCTCTGTAACGAGAAACGTATTATAACGCTAAAGCAGGCAGCTCGGCTGGCAAATCTAACTAATAAGATAGGAAAACAGGTTACGGCATGGAAAGGAAAGTGATATGTGCATACGGGAGTCGTGGCGTTCACGGACGACATGAGAGAGTGGTTCGGAGAGCGTTGGAAACAACGCCATCCAAAAAGGCGCACATACTGTCAGCTAATAATGGAGCAGTTAAGGATAAGAACAATGTGTGAAAGGCCCAGTACGACAGTAACAATGCTTGGTATATGAACTTCAACAACAGCAATTTGAACAACAATAACAAGGACAACAACAATTACGTTAGGTCTTTCTGTGAATTTTGGAACGAACTATTTATGACACAAGGGAACATTACTTTAGAAGAGTGCTTTGAGGCATACTATGAATGTCGTAAGCATAAGAGAGGCAAGAAAGGAGCTGTGGACTTTGAAAGCGACTATGAGGCTAACCTCGTAGAGCTGTGCGAAGAAATCAACGAACGGCGTTATGAGATCAGTACCAGCACGTGTTTTATCGTTACTCATCCTAAGAAAAGGGAGGTCTTTGCCGCCGCATTTAGGGATAGGATAGTACACCACCTTATAATGCACCGCCTTGAGCCGTTGTTGGAACAGGTCTTTATAGAGGATAACTATAACTGCCGCAAGGGTAAAGGCGTGCTTTATGGCGTGAACAGGCTAAAGGAGAAGATGAATGTTATCACTGCCAACGGCAAGCAGGAGGCATGGGTGCTGAAGTGTGATATTCAGGGCTTCTTTATGGCAATCCATAAACCTACCCTATGGCGTATGTTAAGGGATTTCGTCGAAGAGCGTTACCACGAGGACGACAAGGAGCTTCTGCTTTACTTAGTTGAAAAGGTGGTGATGCACTGTCCTGCTAAGGACTGTATAAGGCATTCGCCTATATGGATGTGGGACGACATTCCCGACGGCAAGTCTTTATTTAAGGTCGGTGATGATTACGGCCTGCCTATCGGAAATCTTACAAGTCAGGCGTTTGCGAATTTCCACCTGCATGGGATGGATGCACAGCTAAACAAAGAATTTGGAGGGATGTATGGCAGGTATGTGGATGATTTCTATATCCTCTCACAAGACAAGAGCGCCCTGCTCGGAACAATACCTAAGATAAGGACGTATCTTAAAGAGAAACTTGGCTTAACATTGCATCCTGATAAGGTGTATTTGCAGCCCGTAAGGCATGGAGTTAAATTCACTGGAAGCGTTACTGATGGACGGAAGATATACATTGGCAATGGGACTGTGAACAATATGTTCAATAAGATTAAAAGATATAACGCTATCGAAGATAAAGAGACTATGATAAATGATTTCGCAACCGTGCTGAATAGCTACCTCGGCTTTCTTTCTCATTCGCAAAGCTATGCTATAAGACGTAAAGCTATGCAACGAATTGACAAGAAGTGGTGGCAATACATGTATTTCGCAAGGAACGCGAGAAAAGCGGTTGTGAAAAGACGATACAAAGCAACGAATATTTTAACATTAAATCAACAAAGATATGGTACGAACAACAGGAAAGACTGATGATTTCACCCCTGTACGACAGTACGGCAACGGGTGGATAGTGAACTTCGCACGTGAGACCGTGTTGGAGCAGGTTTATGAAGAGACGACTAACAGCGACGGTGAGACAGTGCGCACCCCTACGGGCGAGACTAAGGAAACCGAGCTAAGCACGTGGACGGAGGAGTTCTTCGGCACGAAGCCATCGCTCTACGAGCTTTCGGCTTCCTTGTCTTTAGGCGGCACGCCGCAGGACTTCGTGAGCATTGCCACGGATTTCGGTTACACAGAAAGCGAAATGCTGCCAAGGGCGAAGCAGCTCTTAGCGGAGCGCATAACCGAGTATGACACCTCGGATAATGTCAACTCATTCACGCTCGGCGGCAAGCAAATGTGGCTCGACAAGGTCACCCGCGTGGGCTTGGTCAACTCGGTAACCATGGAGAAGAACGCCGGCAAGGCGGAGACCACGCTGTGGTTCGGCGGCGAGCGGTACACACTGCCCGTTGACACGGCGCTCCAGATGCTCTCGGCGCTGGAGCTGTACGCCTTAGAGTGCTACAACGTAACGCAGCGGCACTTGGCTGAGGTCGAGGCATTAGAGACGGCTGAGGCGGCTGCGGCGTATGACTGGACGGAGGGCTACCCTGAGAAGTTGGAGCTGAGCGTGTAACATTTAATATTAGGAGACTATTGACATGACAGCATTGCTTATAACATCATTCCTGTTGTTAGGCGGCTACAACGCCGCCGAGCACGGCAGCGTGAGCCGCGCCAAGCCCCTGTTCTGGGCGGAGGTCTGCTCCGCCGCCGCCGTTTACGTCACCGCCTTGGCGAGGCTCACGCAAGGGTGAAAAGGAGACTTGAAGGTGAAAAAGTGAAAAGGTGAAAATCGCATAGCAACTCGCTCGGAGTTAGATAGCAACTCACGCGGAGTTACATAGCGGCTCACGGTGAAACGGACATGAATAAATCACGGATGTTATTTGTTTTATATATGTTTTAGTTGTATATTTGTTGCAGAATATGCATGGTTCTGAGGGACTTGGCAGTTGAGAAGTTGGCAGTGGTGAGAGTTATTTATTATTATTATTGTTTATAGCATCTACAATCATCTTACACCTGCGCTTCGTGAAACTCCCAAGTCCCGCTTTTTTTAATTGTTCAATTAAAACTCCTAATGATATGGCAGAGTATTTAGATATTAACGGAGCTAAGACGCTCCTTACCACTCTTTGGGGCAAGGTAAAGGAACTTGTTACTAACGCTCTTGGTGATGACGCTGAAGTTGCCACTATTTACAAGGCTGACAGTCTTGACTTTGACGGAACTAACGCTGTTGAAGTTCCTTTCAAGCCTTTTGCTGCTGACGCTCCTAACTTTGAGTGCACTATGCTTATGAGGTTTGACCCTGACGCTAACGCTGATGTAAGTGATTATCCTACTATATTCAGCGCGTATAATGAAGTCAGCGGAGCTTACGCTGGCATTAGTATTCGCAGAGCTTGGAGTGCTAATGAGACAAGCGGTCATTATTCAGTTGAGCTTAACTTTGACAGTTCTGTGAAGTATATCTCTATTGACTATAATGACGGTGAGGCTTATTATCCTCTTGTTGTGAAGTGGACTAAGATAGGCAACGTGTCCTACATTAATTGCAGCACTGGCTATAATGGTCATGACACTCTTGTTTACAAGCACAGCATTAACTTTGATAACAACATCACTCTTGGAGCTGCTTACGCTTCTGACGGTGCTACACTTCAAAGACATGCTATCGGACAGATTGACTATATAAGAATTAAACGTATTTAACTTGTTGTTGACGCTCTCGTTTGCGCTGAAATGATTATCTTTGCAGCGTGGATGAGAGCGTTTTACGTTAAACTATTAATGGTATGACTAATGAACATGGCAGCGTCCCCCGTAGAAGAATATTCGATTTAGATACCGCTTCAACTCTTTGGAACAGACCGAGGTATGAGTGGAGCAGTGTTGCTAATAGACCTAAAGCTGAAGATGGACTTCTTGAGAGTTATATAAAAGAAAAACTTGGTATGCGTAGTGATAACAGTGCCTATTTTGGAGGAGTAGCATGTAATTGGAAGCATCACGGTCTTCTAAACCGTTGTTAAATGACCCTAAGGGTTCGAATCCCTTCTCCTTCACATTTATCGTTATTATAAAGAGAAGCAAATGGAATAAATATGAATAAAATAGCTTTTAAAGACTTAATATTAAATTTTGATCAAAAAACTTGTTTTGTTAAAAATAAAGAAGTATATTTGACAAAACATGAATATTTATTGTTGCAATTTCTTCTTGAAAATCAAAATAAGATATTTACTCGTAAAGAGATTATAGAAATTGTTTGGCAAAAGAAAGTATCTTTTAGGACAGTTGATGTAACAATATCACGACTTCGAAAGAAATTAGAAGCATACGAAAAATATATTCAAACTCGTAATGGATTTGGATATGGATTTATTGTTGAATAAAATTATACCCCAAATTATACATACGCAAAAAGAACACCTACGGCAAGATTTTCTTAAATCCTATTATAATTAAAAATTAACAAGTAATGGCTAGTTGGTCTAGTCCGATTTCTATTGAGGTTAATGTAGAATAGTTTCTCCGACTACTCTCTTTAGAATAAAGAGGTATTCAAAAGGTGTTCTGTAAATCTACAACAAGGACGTGTAATAAGGTAATACCTACGTTCAGTGCTAAAATGCTCTGATGCACAGAGTGGGTGGTAGTATATAGATATTTTGAGAGTTTTCACTATATGTATCAAAGAAAATTCTCTTTCTTAGAAATATACTAGATATAATAATGTTTTTCTAAATTAAAAAAAAATGAAAAAACTGATTCTCTTAATGAGTTTGCTGTTTACTCTTAGTGCTTCAGCACAAACAGCTTATCAAGAGTCTAAAATCCTTGACAACATCTCTATTGGTGTAGTAGGTGGGGCAACAACTCCTCTTGATTTTAATTCTGTATTTCCTCTTAATGGTGTTGCAGGATTGAAAGTACAAAAAGATTTTACTCCTATTATAGGTGTAAACGTTGAAGGTCTTGCTTCATTTGGTGATAATCACTATGGCAATGCTTCTACTGTAGTTCGCTCTATTAATACTGGAGTTAATGGAGTAATAAACTTTAGTAACTTACTATGTGGTTATTTAGGACATCCGAGAAAGTTTGAAGTATCTACAGAAACTGGTTTTGGGTGGTTGCACAGTTGGACTGGGCATAAGAATTATTTAACTGCTAAGACTGGTGCGATTGCTTCATTTAATATTGGTGATGCACATTCAATAGTAGTTAGTCCAGCTGTTTACTGGAATCTTTCTAGAAGTGGAAAGCTACAGTTTAATAAACATAATGCACAGCTTGCATTAGAAGTAGGTTATGTATATCATTTCCCTACATCTAATGGAACTCACTCATTTAAGACTTATGACATTGCTGCTCTGAATAGTGAAATTAATTCTCTAAGGGCTGAACTAGCAAAGAAACCTACTGTTAAGGAGGTTGTTACAACTAAAGAAGTAATTAGAGAAGTTGGAAGTGGTGAATATGTAGTATATTTTGCCCAGAACTCCGATGAGTTAACTGCAACTTCTATGACAACTCTGTCAAAGATAGCAGAAGGAACGGAAGTTAATGTAATTGGGGAAGCTTCTATAGAAGGAAGTACTGAATATAATCAGACTCTATCTGAGAAGCGTGCTAAAGTAGTTACTGACTTCCTGACTGATCGTGGAGTAAAAGTAATTAACTCTACGGGTATAGGTGCTACCAATATAACTAGTGGTAGAGTGGCTACTATTGTAGTAAAATAATTATTGACTAATAAAATTAAATCTGAACTTTATTGCTTGTGAAAGTAGTGGAGTTTTTAATATATTTTTAGTTTTATTACTTACATACTCTATGGTCTGGGAAGATAGTAGAGTTTTTAATTTATTCTCTAACTTTATATTAGAGATAACCGCGTGTGCTGGAACTGATATACAGACCGAACTTAAACTTCGGGGCCTTTGTGGATTGGGAGTTTGAATCTCCTCACGCGGACTTTATTAATAGATATAGTATCGTTTTCTATATTTCTTAAAATTTGATTTTAATCCAATAAATTTTTAACAATATGAAAAGATTAATCTTGTTTTTGTTTGTTACTCTTTTGCTGGCAGGTTGCAAACCTGCTGTAGAATCAGCAAGTCCCGTAGTAATGACATTTGATAGAATGTTAGAAACAGTTGGTTCTACAGTCCTCGCTAAATATCCAACTTCTCAACTTTATGAAGTAGAAACAAAGTTGGTTAGAAATGCAGGTGGAGAGTTAACTGATACTATTATTGCTAGTAAAACTAAAGTCATTTATGATTTAAGCGGATCTACAGGCCGTACTCTTATAGTAACATTTGACTCCCTTAATGCCCTAGTATATACAACTTGTACGGAGCCATGGCTACAAGATGTTCGCATTAAGTCAACTAAAATATCTTTGAAGGAAGCTATTAATCTATTATATCAAGCAGATATAGTTAAACCTACTGAAGATTTTATGACTCTACGACATCCACTCTATCCAGGTATTGAGGAGCCTCTCTATATGTTTGGATCTGATAGTAATTTTGTTAGTGTAGGAGCAAATACTGGAGGAGTTAAATGAAAAATGATAGAATGAGTGAGATTATTGATGATCTTTTGACATATTCATCTGAAGGAATTATTTCTCTCAGAATTGCAAATGATTTAGTTAATAGAGCACATGCTTGTGGAGTAAAAGAAGGAATTAGACTAGTAATATCCGCTATCAATGATAGACCAAATTGAATATAGTAAGAAGATTCTAACATTACTTACAGAGTTTTATGTAAGAATCCTACTTTTCGATTTACATAGCCTTATGAGCTTTAGGTATTATCAGAAAGGATAAAGAAAGAAACATCATGGATAACTTCTATGAGTCTGATGTACTCTTAGCAATAGTAAACAAAGGTTCAAATTCTTCTTTCTATATAACTAATTTTTAATGTAATATGATAACTACAACAGAACAGAAAACACTTTGTAACCCAATTAATAAGTTATTTATTTGTCAATGTAATAGTACAGAACATCAACTCATCTTCTCTTATTTTCCAGATGACAAGGAAGTTTATGTATCAGTACATTTAATTCCAAACAGATTCTGGAAACGTCTTATAAATGCAATCAAGTATATCTTTGGACATAAGTCTGAATATGGAGATTTTGATGAATTTATATTCAAAAGTGAAGATGCCGATAAATTACAATCAGTAGTGAATTATCTTCGATCTTAATACTTATAGAACCATGTGGAGCTTTACTCTTGCATGGTTTTTTTTATGAAATATACTTTAATAACAGACGGAGCCTATTCCTCTTTTCGTGACCAAGGTGGAATTGGAGTTATCTTCTTACGAGAAGATAACGTAATCCTTGAATATTCTAAGATGTACAAGAGAGTAACTAATAATTAAAATAACTTTGATATGATCGAAATATGGAAAGATATTCCTGGTTATGAGGGATTGTACTAGATAAGTAATCTAGGAAAGGTAAAAAGTCTTTCTAGAAAAGTTAAACATCCGATAACAGGAATTAAAACGGTTAAAGAAAGAATTTTAAAAGGCAGTAAGGATGGTGATGGATACATATATGTATCCCTATCTAAGGATGGGAAGAAAAAGAATCCTAAAATACACAAACTAGTAGCTAGAGTATTTATTCCTAATCCAGAAAATTTGCCCCAAGTAAACCACATAGATGAAGATAAAACTAATAATTTTGTGGAAAACTTAGAATGGTGTACTAGCTTACATAACTTAAAACATAGTAATGTAATTGAAAAGGGAAATAACGCTAGGAGAAAAAAGATAATTCAAAAAACTCTTGAGGGAGAAATAGTAGCTACTTATTCTAGTATGGCAGAAGCCGTTAGAAAACTTAATTTAAGCTCTCATATCATGATCTCTAATTGTTGTGCAGGAAAAATTAAACATGCCTATAAATATATTTGGGAATATGGATAATTACGTAATGTACACTGATGGAGCTTACAGTTCTTCTAAAAACCAGATGGGAATCGGGGTAATATTCGTAAAGGACTCTAAGTGTATTTTAAAATATTCCAAAATGTTTTTAAGAGGAACTAATAACAAAGCTGAATTAGGAGCTATTATAATAGGTCTTAGAGCTATTAAGAAACCAATTGATTCTTTAACCATTGTTACTGATAGTGAATATTGCATAGGATGTGCTACCCTAGGTTGGAAAAGGAAAAAGAATCAATCTCTCTGGAAAGTTTTTGATTACGAATTTAAGAGAGTCCGTACTCTTTGCAACAAAATTAAATTTAAGCACGTTAAAGGTCATCAAAATGACGATAAAGAATTTACTAAATGGAATAATAGAGCAGATAAGTTGGCAGTTGCAGCAAGCCAGAGAATCATTTCTTAGATTCATTAACAATGTGAAGAGATGGTCTGCATATCGTAAACCTTGCTTTAGGTGTTATGATTTTGACTTTTCTTCTATTTTAATAGTAGAAAGAGAACAAATTAAAAGAGTGCGAGATTCTATCATTAAATTTCATAATCATTTAGGATATGAAAGAGATATAGAAAGAATGAATACTGCGTTACAACTTCTTGATATTATACTAGATAACGCTACTTCTATTATTGAATACAAAGGAAAAGGACAATGGGGACTTCTAAAGTATATAAATACTCGTAATGCTAACAGGTTCAGTAAGTTTGACTTCTCTAAGTACAAATCTCCGGTATTTATGGCTGATTTGTATGAACAAAAAGCATGGAAGATTTATAATCAATGGAGAACTCAATATTTAAGAGATTGGTGGGATTAATATGATTTATACAGAAACTAATAAGAAAAATCTTTTAGGTCATAAAGGAGAATTTGTAACAACACAATACTTCGGAAAAGATGTTCCTGAGAAATTTCAAAAATATATTGGCAAGGAATATCATTCTGATGTGGAAGATGGTGTCATTATTGGTGTTGAGGATAATGAATCTATGTTTGATATTTATTTCATCATCTACGACCCAAAAGAAGGTGTTGTTAGATTTTCGCTTATAAATTCTCCAAGTACTATAGAAGGAATTGATCAAACAGAAAAATAACAAAGCAAATTATAATAAGATGAAACAACAAAACACATTAGGATTTTGTAACAAAGAACCTCAGTTAAACTTACTTAAACTTTTAAAGGACTGTAAAGAAAATACACAATTTTATTCAAAAGAGTGTGGTCGAGTTGTCTTTTCTCATATAGAAGGTAATTCTATTCTTGTCTATACTGAAAATGGAGATGCACGCTCTTATGACTCTAAAGGTTATGATGTAAATGCAGACCCAACTGCTGAACCAATGTTTTTTCCTTCAAAAGATGTTCAAGATTGGAGTTTCTACAAGGTTAAGTATATTAAGGTAAATAACCAAGCAGAAGCAGTTAAAGCTATTGAATACTTTGAACAAGAGGGTTACATTAAAAATATGTATATAACTTATCTTGCAGCAGGAGGTGTTGTTTATATAGATGCTATCACACATGAAATAAACACCCACTCTGTAAACGATCGTCCTTATTGTTATGATTATATCCTCTCCACAGGCACGGAGCTGAAACTTGAAAAGAAGCAGCCCAAGTTCAAATTTGGAGATGTAGTAATAAGTGGCAATGCTATTTATATAGTTGATGATGATTATCATGATGATTCTGAGCATTATATTACTATTTCTTGCGCTAATGCAGGGGCATACCACATTGCAACTCCAGATGTAATAGACGGATGGAATGAAATGCGTTTACATCCTAACCACATGCACTACTCAACGGGCAAGCGGAAAATCATACACTGGTTCCTGCCGTTTGACAGGGTGATAGTAAAGGACTTCAAGGATGGCGCTGATTGCACGAGGTCTCCTTATCCTTGTTGGAAGGCGCAAATATTCTCGCACTATAACAAGCATGACGAGGAGTTTCCCTACTGCTGCCTTAACGACAGCTGGGCGGAGATAGTCCCCTACAACGAGAGGACGGCGAAGCTGATAGGAACAACGGATGAATATGAAGAGAAATAAATAATGAAACTAAGAAATAATTATAACGTTGGCGATAGAATATTAATTCTACATGCTAATACTAAAAATCAACTTCGTAAAAACGATGTTGGTAAAATAGGAACTATTCTTGATAAGAGATGTAGTTTCTGTATCGTTCATCTTGATAGTGATGATCGGGACAAGAACTACAATTATGGTACTTTTGCTAAAATAACAGGAGTTCATGTTAGCTTAACAGGTAGTTCAGTTCCTTTGGAGGAAGCATTAATTCAAGAAGTTTCTTTTAATACAGTTGAAGAGGCTCTTAATTATGTTGAACAACAATTTAATTCTTTTATTATAGGAAAAGTTGTAATAGGAGAAGTTAAAAAGGACAAGCGTATTTCTGCTTGGAGAGGTTTATTATTAGCTCCTATGGATGGATATAATTGTCCTCAAGCTGTTGGATTTATTCGTTTTACTATTAATGAACAATTAAATATAAAGTAATGAAATATAAAAAGAAAGTGGCTAACTTAAAGGCAGCACAAGCATGGTGGGATAGACTTCCAGAAAAGGACAAAGCATCTCTAACTCGTCCAGGCAGTATTCATCAAAAGACTGGAGCTGCATCATGATAACTAAATTAACTAAGTATAAAGGAAAGTGAAAACTAACTTATGTTAGTTAATGTTCCAGACAAGTTTTATATAAATAAGGAATGGTAATAGAAGAAGAAGACTTTCGCTTAACATCGGTTAATGAGCACAGTATTCACTTTGATTTAGAGTTATTATATATTGTAAAGCCAAGAGGTGGAGAACTTAGGCGTGAATTTAAAAATGTTGCTTATGCTTTGCCTCTTGATGCTGCCTTAAAGAAAGTAGCCCAATATCGGATAAATCAAAAACATTCAGAAGCTTTAAAATTGAATGAGTATTTAAATGAATTTAAGGAAGAAATTGAATCATTGAAAGCACTATGCGTGCATTAAATGTTCACAAATTAGTAGATGACTTGAATTTGCTTTGTGAAAATTTAGCGAATACTTATAATATTAATGAAGGCGGCTGCTGTTTTATTGCATATCTTATTGCACAACACCTTGATAGACTTAAACTACTATACCAACTTATAGTGTATTCTGACGAAAAGAAGAATAAACTTGGCATTAGTCATGAAGTCTTTTCTATGATTAAGAACTTTAAAGAAAAAGAAAGTTCTATAACTGGACATAATACTTGCTATCACTATGCTATTTATTTAGAAAGTGGAGGTACTATAAATCCAGGAGAACGCAGTTATATTTATTATATAAGTGGTTTATCTTTCAAGAATATCAAATGGGTGTATAAGGTAGGCAATTGGAATCCGAGATATAATATTCACTTCAATCGAAGGATTCGAAAAATAGTAAATTCATTCTTCAATGAGTACGGTAAATAGAGTTTATCCTTTCACTAGGATGCTAAAATGTCCTAAATGCGGAAAGGTGTGTAGTCATGTTTTATATGATTACACTAACGTAATCTACAAATGTACAAAATGTGGTAATATACACGCATGAAAAAAGAGGTAAAAAAAGTAATCCAACATGAAGAGGATTGTTGGGTTGATGTGCATGATGATGCACTAATGGTTGAATTAGGTATACGACCCCCAAAGGCAGTTCCAAGAGATTCTAGCGTTTGGACAAAGACTTTAAAAGAAAAGAAACTGCTAGCTAGCATGAAAAGTCAGCATAAAGGTAGGATGCATTTCAGTATAGCTCCAACGAGGATAATTCCTGTGAGAGCTAAACTAATTATTCAGTTAAAGAAAAATCGAATATTTCCTCATACGACATATTCTACTATTTGCTGGCAACATCAAATTAGTGATATTCTTAGCAGATATTACATAGTGAATAAGAAAACTAAATGTATAGAGCCAATAGTAAGTAAGTACTATTATAATGGAAGAACTTACAAACCAAACGAACTCCCCTTCTGGCCTGTATATATTTAATGAGGCTTGTATCGAAATAGCTCCTTGTTTTATCTATGAAGTATCTGCTTATAAATATTGGAAAAATGGGTTTTGTCTTCTTGAAGATAAATACTATAAATCTGATAAACTTCTAAAGATTAAAAAGAATCCAAAAGTAGAAGACTTTAAGGAGTATAAGATAGTTAAAGAAATAGTATTACTTGGAGCACCTGAAAGCTTTATTAGGGAAATGGAACTCCCTTTATTCGTTCCAACTAAACCAAAAATTAAAAATGGAACACATAGAATTACTAAAAGACCAGTTCATTGATTATTCTGGTAGAGTTCATCACTTTGTTATCGCTGCAATCAGTGAGGATTTTCCTTATGAATGTGATGTTGTTACAAGTGATGGAGTTGAGGCAGATTTAGTTGGATCTGTTTCTAAAGGTCTTAAATTAGGATTAAGTATCTGTAATCCAGAAGACACATTTGTAGAAAAAGTTGGTATTTGCAAAGCCTTGGGTAGAGCAAAACAATCTGATCCTGTTGTATTCGTAAGTTATAAAGGTTTAATTAATACAACAATGGTTCGTGCTTTACTTAAACAGGAAGCTGAATATCTAAAAGCTAATCCTGAAAAGTATATTACAGGATATGCAGATGCTAAAGCTCGCTTTGAAAAGTGTAAGGAAATGGAAGGAATTAAGAACGGATTTACAGAGGTCGAGAAAATCATTGTAGATAACGTAACTAAGAATCCAAAATTCCTTGATAATGTTAATACTTATCTTGATTGGATAAATAAGCAGAAGAAGTGCAAAAAGCAGGCAGAATAATTCTTGTTCTCTCGCTTATCTGTAATATAATATTAGGATTTTTCTTATATAGGGATTCTAACACCTCCACTCTCAGTACTAAAAAAATAGACTCACTAAGAGTGGAGGTGTCTAGTTTAGAGAAGACTAAAGACTCTATAAAGGTTAGGATTGATACTGTACAAATATTAATTCAAAATAATGATAAACAGTATAAAGAAGAAGTCAGTACCATTATTAATAACACTCTTAACGCTGACTACGACTTCTTCCGCGAGTACCTTAGGTGGAATAAAGCAAGATTCGATAGTATCAATAACTCAGAAAGAGTTAAAGGAGACTGACTTAATTTTTGCAGAACATAAAAAACTACTAACAGAAAATAAGTTATTAAAAGAGCAGATTCAAAACTATAAGTCAAGTAATCAAGTTACTTCTAGGATAGATTCTTTAAAAAGCTTACAATTACTAGAGTATGATAGACTATATAAGGAGTCTATAGAAAAAGAAAAGAAACTTTCTAGTCAAATTACTAGAAAGAATCGCGCTCTTCTAGTATGGAGAATAGGCGGAATTTCTGTTAGCGCTGGTTTTTTGTTATTCCTTTTCTTAAAATAATGGAACAGGATAAGTTTGGAGTTAAGCTTAACTTTCCTAGGAGGTCTTGTTCTATGTGTAATAGGTATCCATGTTTTGACGGAATTAAGAAGTGTAAGTCAGATTTTGCTAAATACGGATGTACTTATTACAGAGAGAAGCATGACAATCCTCGGGAAGTTAGTAGCGAGTGAATCAGATACTTTAGGTTATATTACTTATGTTTTTGAGTGTTTAGATAGTGATGTAGCCAAAGAAACAAGGTACATAATGTGTACCCGCTTTCCAAATTGGGACCACAGAGAAATAAAGATTGGTGAGGTTGGATATTTAAACTTCTTTGAAATTAGGGCTGGGATTGATAAGTGGTTTGATGGAAATAAAATGATTCCATATAACTACAATAATATTCAATTTATAAAGTTTGTGGAGAAGAAGGAACCTCACAAGTTTACAGTATAGATTAATTTTAAAATTAATAGTACAAATAAGAATATTTAATATGACACAAATAGGTGATAAACTTGCAGCAGCTATAGAAGCTAAAAATAATGACATTAAGGAATTTGTTTGGAAATTAGCTAGAAAATCTGATGGAACTCAGGATGAAATAAGATTAGTAGATGCAACTCCTGAGCAATTGAAGACATTTTATAAGCATTGTCAATCAATGCTGTATAGTACTGATAAGTTAAATCCTGGAAGATACGTTCTTTTAGACATTATTGGAGAGCAGAGAAGGAAATGTAATGTAGAACTGTTCCTTCGCAAGTTGGAATCTGGTGCCATTTGTGCAGATGGCAAACCTTATCCGAGATATTTGTATATACAAGATTTAAGGAAGTATATGAACGCTAACAAGAAGGACTTTCCTTCTTCTGAATTGAAGAATATATCTATAGCCGCTATTACAGGTGGACTGCCTAGAGAGTTTGAAAGAATTTCAATAGAAGAAGTTCTTGATGGCTGTCTGGATATGTTAGGCACCATCGATAATAAACATATTACATTTAGCTTTATCTTAAATCTTGGAGTGTATCTTACTCCAGAAGAGATGAAGGAATTTGATGAGAAAGATAAAGATGGGAATACTCGCAGTAAATTAGAAGTAATCAAGGAACGTCTTAATATTAAGAATACTGTCCGTTTAACAGTTAAACCATCAGGTTTGAACTTTGAGGAACTCCGAGCAATGGTTAACTTGCGTCCAAAGAAGTATTCAGAATTAACTACTGGTCAACTTACTGTTCTGCGTGATAAGGTCTTATTTAAGCTAGAAAACGAAGTTTCTTATCATATAGAGCAGTGGGAAGAGAGAAGTAAGCAAATTGAGTTAGTAGCGGAAAGCCGTGGAATTAATCTTACTGAAGATTAATTTCCTAACTAGTCCAGTTTATCTGGAAACCTTGGTCGCTTTATTTTGTACGATAATTGATTATGCAATATAAGACAAGAGACCAAAGACAAGAAGAAGCAAGAGTATCTTGGATTAAACATAAGTGCTGTGGAAGTGTTGTTGCCCCAACAGGAGTAGGTAAAACACGAATAGGGTTAAATTGTTTATGTTCTATTTTATCCCATTATCCAGAAAAGAGATTTATTGTAGTTGTTCCGACTGATAATTTGAAAGATCAGTGGACAGCACAAATAGATTCTCTTGGATGTAGTCTCAATGGAGAAGTATTAGTTATTAATACTGCATCAAAACATAAATTTGAAACTGATATACTTATAATTGATGAAATACACAGAGCTTCAGCCACAACTCTGGTAAATATTTTTAATACAATACAATATAAGTATATTTTAGGACTTACTGCTACATTTGAAAGGCTTGATGGTAAGCAGAAAGAAGTAGTTGAAAAGAAATGTCCAGTCATTGATCGAATAACTCTAGAAGAGGCATTGATCAATGGATGGATAGCTCCTTATAAAGAGTATCAAGTACTACTAGATGTGGATGATATTGATACTTTAAAGCAATTAAATAAAGAATTTCAAGCCCACTTTGAGTTCTTTTCCTATGATTTTAATAGGATCATGTCTTTACTGGGTAAAAATGGTTTTATTGAACGAGCTAAATTAAGAGATGAAATGTGCGGACCAAATGCAGCTGAAGAACAAAGGAAACAGATGTTCAAGAACATTACATTCCATTCTCAAAGATTCATGCAGGTATTACAAGCCAGAAAAAAGTTCATTAATAATCATCCTAAGAAGATAGAAGTAACTAGAAAAATCATTGAGGCAAGACCTTTTTCAAAGATTATTACTTTTTCTAATAATATTAAAATGGCTGAAGCTATAGGCATCGGTGAAGTATATACAGGAAAAGATAATAAAAAGAAAGCAAGAGCTAATCTTGAAGAATTTAATCGAAAGACAGTCGGAATATTAAATTCCGTGGCTAAGCTGAACGAAGGATTAGATTGTAAAGGTTTAAGTGTAGCAATCATGCTTGGTATTGATTCGTCTGAAATTAAAGCAACACAACGACGCGGGAGGGTTGTTAGGTTTGAAGAAGGTAAACAAGCAGAGATCTTTAACTTAATAATTAAGAATAGTGTTGAGCAAGAGTGGTTTAAAAAGAGCCATGCACACAGTTCTTATATAACTATTGATGAAGAAGGTCTCGATGATGTACTTGCTGGAAAAGAACCAAAGCCTTATGTCAAAAAAGTTAAGGAATTTACTTTTAGGTTTTGAAATTTTGTTGAAAATCCTATTAAGTATAGTGTAAACTAAGTATAGACAATAAGTATAGTATGTCGGTAATTTTGACCTCTTATGTCGGTAATTTTGATCGGTCATTTTGACCCCAACATCAGTAATTTTGATTTACTTTAATTCTGGAAATTTTAAAAAATTGTTTATATTTGTATTATTAATTAATACATAAACAAATGGAAAGACATATTCAATTACCGAATGATTTGGGAAAAGAGTTGGATATAAGGCCAACTGATTAGCTAATTTATTTAGCTGTTAAAAGTTTTCAAAATAAAGATTCAAAAGAGTCCTTAGTTGGAATAGAAAAGATTGCCAATTTATGTAACACTACTTCTAAAACTGTATCTACATCACTAAAAGAATTAGAAAGATTAGGATATATAGCACGGAGAAAAGTAGGAAAATGTTATTGCTATTCTTTTAAGAAATATATTAATTTTGAACCGTTTTCTTATGAATTTCTTCACAATAAAGAGTTATCATTTAAGCAAAAAGCATATTTAGTTGCATCACAACAATATATGCTAAATAAAGAGAGTGGTACTGGAACTATATTGTTAAGTAATATTGAGCTGAGTGATAAATTACATATATCTCCTAGTACAATTAAAAGAGTAGATAAAGAGTTAAAGGCAAAAAATATACTTACTATTGTTAAATCAAGTTATACTAACATGGAGACAGGTTGTAATGAAAATGCTAAATATTTTCATTTTGATCAATATAACCGTGCTATGATTGAATTAGTAGAAAATCACGAAGAGAGAATTTCTGAAAATTCTAAAGATATTGATAAGATGGAAACAAAAGTATATCATTTAGAGAGGCAATTAAAAGATGCTTTGAATAGAATTTCAGAACTAGAAGAAAAACCTGTTGAAAAGAAGTTTAAAATGTATTAAATTATGAATAATTATTTCAGTTTCATTATCTTTAATCCTTTCAAAACTTGGTGGAAAGCTAGAAAGTATTTTAAACTGCCTTGTCTTCACTTTCATAAAGTAGGAAATATCTTCCGAAAGAAAATACATACTCGATTTGGTGATTATGTGGATCATGGAATTAATATTTGTCCGTATGCTTCTTATGATGGAATAGGAAAGATTGTTGATGTATTTGTCGATGATGTAATGTGGAAAGATAAGTGGGATAGTCCAAGACATGAACGAAATCCGATTATCTGGATTCTTCTCTTCAGAAGAATTGGATTCTGTATTACGTTTAATGTCACTTTCAAAGGTGAATTAGGAGAAATAGAAAATGGTGATATGTATTATTGGGAGTTTCTTCTCAACTATTTATACTATCATCATAGTCTAAAAACAGCCTTATTTGCTTCTGGAGGTTGGACTAGGGATTCAAAATTGTGGAGGCGTACAAAGTCCTATGGAAGCAAGGAAGATGGCACAGAGGACGTACATGAGCCTCTACGACTGCCTATACAAACACAGCTCTTTTCTCTTAATAAAAGAGGATTGAGAGCATTAAGAAAAGAATTAGAAGAAAATGACAAACGAGAGAATGAATGAACTCATCTTACTTCTTGCAGTAACAGAAAAATTACCTTACAATAAAGAAACACAAGAATTTTATTATCAAGACAAGAAGTACGATGTAAATAAAGTATCAAACAGGATATACGAGCTAGTAAGTGAGTTTATGCAAAGTTATGAACTTCCTATTAAGGAAGAAGAGACGTATGTAACTGACAACACCGAGAAATCGGAATAACTATTTACAGTTTAGATGTGGTATAATAAAATCATTATCTAAACTTTTACTTGAAAAATTTAACAATAAACTTAGACGAGGAAATAGCAGTCCTTGAAAAATATAGAATCACTCCGAATGAATTGTTATTCATACAAACTCTGCTATTATTACAAGATGAAGAGAATGAGGATTCATTTCAATCTTATATAGAAGCTCTACGATCTTGTGATATTCATTTAAGGGATGTGTTATTATTCTTACAGAATAAAGGAGTGATTCTGAAGCAGTTCAAAGTTCCAAATGAAGGAGAAGCATTTGACCCTTATTCCATTCCCTTAAATAAGAACTTTGTAAAGAATATCTATAGAAGCTCATTTGAGATGGGTAAGGAACTGTTTGAAGCATATCCGCAGTTTGCTACAATTAATGGAAGTTTAGTTCCATTAAGGACTGTTGCTAAACATTTCAATTCTTTAGAAGACTGCTATTTTAGATATGGAAGAAGTATTAAATGGAATGAGGAAAGACATAATCATATAATAGAACTGGTTAAGTGGGCAGAAGAACAAGGTAATATTATCTCATGTTCACTTTCTTCGTTTGTAATCAATAATGGTTGGATAGATTTGGAAGCTATTAGAAACGGAGATTCTGGAAATATTAATTATAATGCTGTAAAGATGCTATAATGACTGGGAAAGAAGAATTTTATCAACTCGTAGAAGAAGGCAGATGTGGACATAATATAGGGTTAGCCATAGGGTCAAAAAAATTAGAAACTTATATGGATGGGTTCCTTCCTGGAACTAGTTATTTAATAGGTGGTGCATCTGGAAGCGGAAAAAGTACTTATGCCCTTTGGGCATTTTTATATCAGCCGCTTATAAATTTCTTAAATGGAAATGGTACTGAACGAGATCCTTATTGGATTTTATTTAACCTAGAAATGACTAAACCACAAGTTTATGCAAAATTAATCTCAATGTATATCTTTGATAACTTCGGTATTGAGCTAAGATTTAAAGAAATGTTTTCTAGAGGAGCTGATATGATCTTATCCGACGAACATTATAACCTCATAAAGCAATGCGATTCTTTTATTGATGAATTGGATAAAAGAATAACTTGCTATGACGGGACTTTAACAGAGGAAAAATATTTAAAGATTATGAACAATCAGCTTTTAAGATTTGGACATTGGGATGGTGGTGCTTATTATCCAAATAATCCGCAACAAATTTTAGGAGTACTTATTGATCATGTGTCTTTAGTAAAAGCAACAAACGGCCGCTCTAAAAAAGATGAGATGGATGCAATTTCTAGAGATTCTGTAATTTTAAGGAATACTACTAAGATTGTATCTCCAATTCATGTTTCTCAATTTAATAGAAATGCCAATAGTGATGAGAGATTAAAGCAATCTATGCAAGATCCTTCGGCAAATGATTTTAAAGATTCTGGTGCCTTATATGAGGATAGTCAAGTCGTTATTGCTTTACATAGTCCACATAAATTTAAACTTTCTACTTATAAAAAATATAACATTAAAGTATTAGAACAGAGCTTTATCGCAATATTTTTATTAAAGAGTAGGTTTGGTACTTCCGATATATGGATTCCTTTCGGTTTTTATGGTGATTGCTCCCATTATGCAGAACTTCCTAAACCAGATAAAATATATGATTATGAAAGATATAAGAGTCCTTACTATTTATTAGAGAAGGAGTCTGAAGATGACATAAAGTTAGAAGATGAGGTTAATCAAACATCTAAATTTATATTATAATGGCTGAATTATTAGCAGTAGTTGGAGAATCAGGTAGTGGAAAAACAACAAGTGTTCGTAATTTAAATCCCGATAAAACTTTTATTATTTCCACAACAGGAAAGCGGCCTGGGATAAAAGGTGCAGTAAGAAAATATCCTAATTTTACTATCAAAGATGGTAAACTTGAGGGTAATTTCTATACTTCTGCAAACGTTGATCAAATAGGTAAGATTTTGCAGATTGTAGATAAGAAGATGCCTGAAATAACCACTGTAGTTATCGATGATTATCAATATGTGATGGGTTTCGAGGCCATGGACCGAGCGAAGGAGAAGAGCTACGATAAATTCACGGATATCGCACAGCACGCCTATCAGGTACTTAAATCTGCGATGAATATGCGTGACGATCTTAATGTTGTTATACTTACCCATAGTGAGAATATTGGAGACAATGTTACACCTATGTATAAGATGAAGACATTAGGCAAGATGTTGAATTCTGTTATAACTTTGGAAGGTCTGTTTACTTATGTTTTCTTTACTGTAATACAGAGAGATGACGATGGTAATGCAGCCTATAAATTTATCACTAATTCCGATGGAACTTGCACTGCTAAGTCTCCTATGGGATTATTTGATGAGATATATATTGATAATGATTTGCAGATGGTAATTGATCGTATTGCTGCATATAACGAAGAAGACTAATGATAGCTAAGCATCAGTTTACCATTACGTACGAAGCATCGGTCAACACTGATACAGGAGAAATTTTAGAGACTAAAATTGTTTCCAAATCTCCTATGAAAGAGAAGAAAACTAAAAAGGTAGAAGATGATAGAGAAACTAATCCTACTCTATACCTTGAAGAAAATAAATATAGACTCAATTCAGCAGCTATTCAATTAATGGGAATAGAAGCTGGAGATAAACTTGACATTAAGTACGAAGAGTCTAACAATGGTGTAACACCAATAATTGGGTTGGACGAAGCTTTCGGAACTCATGGAGGTAACAAAATATCTACCAACAATACTGTTATTTACAGAGGAAAGAAAATAGAAGAGCTATCTAAATTTGGAAACAAGTTTGGAGTAGTAGCTCATCCAAATAAAGAAGGATTGTTTATGCTTACTTCCGATAATATAGCAGTAATTGAGAAGAAAGGTGACGAAAATATCCAACTCGATGAAGAAGATGTAGATTTGAACTTAGAAGAATTAATAGATGATAAAGATGCACAAATAAGTGAGATAGATTCAAACTTTTTCAACTTTAATTTATAATAATTTATGTCAGAATTTAATTTTGGATCATTAGCGACAACACAAGCAACTTCTAACGTACAGCCAAGACTGAAACCATGGGGAATCTATCCTGTGAAGTTTGCAGGTGCTAGGAAGGAAACTATACAGGGAAAGAAAGATGTTAATGCTGTATATGATATTCTTAGGGTTCGCTTTGAGGGAGAAGATGGATATTATGAGGAATCAATATTCTATCCTAAAGATGGCGATGATAAGCGTCCAACTTATACCAGTAAGGATGGACACGAATATCAAGGGGCATCTTCTTTTGATAGAACTATGACCTTTATTGCTCAAGTAGCAGAGGTATTAAATCCAGGAGGTTTCAAGAAGATGCAGGAACTTAGTTCGAAGTTTAGGTCTTTTGATGATGTTGTGAAAACTTTCATCAAAGTTACTGATGCAGCTAAGGGTAAGGAAACGCACTTGAAGTTGGTTGGTAGAACCCACAACGGAACAGTAGAAGCAGCTCTTCCTAAATTCGTTGCTATCAATAAACAAGGTGAGAAATTTACTTGTGATAACTTCATCGGAGATAAATTATTCTTCTCCGCTTATGAAGAAACAAGAAAAGCAGAATATGCTTCCGCTAAACCAACATCTATGGGAAGTGAAGCTGCTAATGGTGTAGACACTGTTTCAGCAGGCTCTGAAGATATGGATTTTGAGAGTCTACTTTAATATAAAAAGTAATCTAGTTACTTTTGAATTTTAACTGGAATTTACTAACTTTGCTAGTTAGAAATTATAATTATGGACTTTACATTCCCAGTTAAAATCACAAAGGAATTAATTCTTTCCAAATTTTCTGAAGAGCAAATTATGGAATATTATCTCAGGGTTCCAATTTCTAAAAAACTGTTTAGAAGTCCACTAAGGCAGGATCATCTACCAACTTGTAGTCTATACAGGAATGGAAAGGGTGAATTAATTTTTAAGGATTTTGCTACTGGACAATATCTAAATGTATTTGGGGTTGTACAGGCATTGTATCACTGCAATTATTGGGAGTCTCTTCGCATTATTGCTAATGATTTTGGGATAGTAAAAAGTAATGACCTCCGAAGAAATTATGGAAAGATTAATTTAAATCCTACTAAAATTGAAGAAAAAGAATCAGCAAAGATCCAAGTTGAAATACAACCATTTTCAGAATTGGAATTAAAGTGGTGGTTCAAGTATGGAATTACAGAAGACATATTAAAGAAATTTAATGTATATTCTTGTAAGCATATTTTCCTAAATGGAAACTTATGTGCCAAATCACAACAGCAGTGTCCAATTTTTGGATATTATGGTAAAAAGTATCAAGGTAATGAGTTATGGAGATGTTATTTTCCTAAAAGAAAGGAATATCGATTCTTAACTAATTGGCCCGCTAAGAAAATTCAAGGTTATGACCAGCTTCCTAAACAAGGAAAGTTACTCATAATTACAAAGTCTATGAAAGATGTAATGTGTTTGTATTCTTGTGGTATTACTGCTATTGCTCCTAATTCTGAAAATTTATTTATTCCTGACGTTATGTTAGAAGAATTAAAAAAAAGGTTTAAAAGAGTAGTAGTATTCTATGACAATGATCGACCTGGATTATACAATATGGCTAAAATACGACACGAGCATCCCAAGTTAACTTATGCTTATATTCCAAAAAAATATGGAGCAAAGGATATTTCTGATTTTTATAAGAAATTTGGTAGGAAAGAAACGTTAAACTTTATTAAACAATTCATTTTATGGTTAAGAAGTAGGACTTAAATACGGCAGTAAGAGCTACATTTAAGAACGGAGAAAAGAAAGAATTTACTTCTATAGAAGAAGCCTCATTAGGAACAGGAATTTCTATAGCAGCTATTAAAATTAGAGCTAATAAGCCTGGAACTGGTGGAAAAGATGAAACCTTATTTGAATGGCTAGACGATCATACTGCTAGGCACTATAGAGCCAAGAAATCCAAATCTAAGGGCCGAGATTGGGAGTATGAAATAGTTAAGAGACTTAAAGAGATAGGATATGAAAATGTTTGTACCTCTGCGGGTGAGTCAAAGAAACTAGACGCAAATAAGGTCGATATTGCAGATCCTTCTGGAGAGTTAGAAGTAGCTATTCAGGCTAAGCATCTAGGAGTATTTCCTAACTTCTTTAAGATTCGAAGTGAGTGTACAGATCCACGAGATTTCGCACTTCTCTGGAAAAAATCTGCAGAAGGAGGTACTATTAGTGCAGGTCAAGTTGCTATTATAGACGTAGATTTCTTTTATAAACTGTTAAAGTGCTATCACGAGAACCATTTAAGCAATGAATAAGTATATTATTCCTGTTTGTGATATTAATGAGTCTGAAGTGTATAACTTAGTTATTAACGCTAATTCAAACTCTGATTGTCAAGATAAGATAATGAATAAGTTTTCTGATTATTCAGATAGCTTAGAGTATCATGAATTTATTTCAGACCTTGATCAACAGGATATTTTAATTGGTAAAATAACAGATATTGAAGAATTATGAGATTAAGAGTGGGTTTAGACGTAGATGACACTATTTGTTCATTCTCCGTTGGATACCTAAAAAGATTTGGACATTTTCCAAAATGTGACTGGGCTATCAGTCGAAATGTAAATCACATCTTAATTAAAGAACGTGATTTCTGGCTTAATTTACCTATAATAAGGTTGCCAGATTTTGAGCCTAGGTTGTTTTGTAGTGCCAGAGTCAATAATAAAAGATGGACAAAAAAGTATTTAAAACAGCATGGATTGAACAGTCCACTGTATCAAATTCCTGGCTATCATCTAAGTAAAGCAGATATACTCAAACATAGAGTTGATGTTTTTGTAGATGATTCAATCAAGAACTTCATTGACTTAAATAGTAAAGGTATTCCGTGCCTTTTAATGGACTCTTTAAATAATCAAGATTGGGGTCCAGTAGGTCGTATATATACTTTACAATTACAAGAAATTGAACAGGCTTTTGATATATGGCGAGAAATAATTGCTGGATTTGACAAATTAGTCAATGACTATAAGCAAGGAATCTCTAGAGGAAATTAAAATAACTCCTATTCTTGATAGTTTAAGGTTAGAGAAGATAGACGACGCTGAGTATTTCTCAGAAAAATATGGAGGATATATTAGTAATTCTCGTTTATCTTTAATTAATCCAGAGCAAGAAGGAAGCCCTGAAATCTTCTTTGAAGGATTAGGTAAACATAACATCTATTCTGATAGCTTACTTATAGGAAGTGCAGTTCATGAGCTTGTATTACAGCCAGAGCTGTTTCACATGTGTTCTAGTGCCGATAGACCTACATCTAAGGCTGGATATATGGCTGATGAGCTGTATAAGGACTTTCTAAACGATAATCTAACAACAGAGGTAATTGTAAATGCTTCTGACAAGATAGATTATTATAAGGGAAAGATGAATCAAGATAGAATTGATGTGCTTCTTGCAAAATGTGGGGCTTATTGGAGAAACAGAAAGCAGTATGAAGAAAGTTCTACGCTAACAAGTACTCCTATTTACCTTGATCCGAGAGGAAGAGATAAAGTACAACAGTGTGTAAGTGCAATAGAGAAGAATAAAGCAATCCAGAGTCTATTACATCCAGAAGGATTGCTTGAAGACCCTATATCAGAAAATGAACAAGCAATACTCCTTGACGTATCAGTTGAGGTTCCTGATGTAGATCCGTTTGTTCTAAGGTTAAAATCAAAGCTAGATAACTATACAATTGATAAAGAAACTAATACTATAGTTGTCAATGACATTAAAACTATAGGTAAAATACTATCTGAGTTCAATTGTAAGGGCGGAAGCGTAGACAGGTATTGCTATAGGCGTGAATTGGGTGAACTTTAATGCCCCTGTTAGTAATAATATTAACAGAAAATTTCCTTAATTGCAAGAAACTCCAAAATAAAAATTTTAAATTTTTATTTGTATTAATCTTAAAATATAATTATATTTGTATATAGTTAGATAATAAAGATTAAAAAAAGAAATTTAAAATTATTTGTTATGGACAATTTGCAGCAAAGTTGTGATAAAAAATTTTACAAAGGTCTTATTGTAGGACCACTAGAACTCATTGAAGAGTTTCCAGAAACACAAAGATGGAAAGTTAAATGTACTAAATGTGGCGCAGAATTTTTAATTGTACGGTCAGATATTCATAAATATGAAAAATTAGATAAGTGTAAAGAGTGTGGTGCTCTCTTTAATTCTAAAACATACCCAAATGGATCTATTTATGGAAATTTGAAAGTAATTGGTTACTTAGGTTCAGGTACAAACAAATATCTTATAGAATGCTTAAATTGCCATAGGCAGTTTGAAATTTCTGGATCTAGATTATTAGATTATAAACGAGAATCTCCCCAATATTGTAAATATTGTAAACCCGAAGTTCACAAATCTAGAAAATATAAACCTGGACAAATAATAGGTAATTGCTATGAGTTAATTAGACTAGTTAAGGGTAATGAATGGATTGTTCGATGTACAAAATGTGGAAAGGAACAATCTCAATTAATAACTAATATGAAAAAACATAAAAAAGATACCTGTTATTATTGTGAACACCCTTATTCTGAAAAGGCTGCGTTTGGAAGGACTAAAATAGGAATGTATGCTCCTATTGAAGAAAGAATGTATTCTTATTACTCTAGTAAAATTATTGCAGATAATCAGAAATATCCTACTAGACAACAGAAACCTTTTAAATTGAGTTTAGAAGAATATTCTAAACTCATACATGGAAACTGTTATTATTGTGGTGAACCTCCTACAGCTGATAATATGTGGAACAAATCAGGAAAAAGGAAAACTTCTGATAAATTAGTATATGTAAATGGAATCGATAGAATTGATTCCTCTAAAGGATATACTATTGATAATTGTGTATCCTGTTGCCCACAATGTAATCGAATGAAATTAGATTATACTAAAGATCAATTTTTACAAAAAGTAAAACAAATTTATCACAAAATGTTCAACGATCAGTCGAAAGACGTAGTTTCAAGTGAAACGAAATAGGAAATATCCTAATAGGATAATGACATGATCTGATCTGTATGGTAACATACAGCCCCAAGCATTAAGTTTAACGAGCTTAATGAAACAAAATGATGTACACATACTTATTACAGCTTTGCGCTAAGAAATACTACAATATAGAGAATCCTACTTGTAGAGGAAATTTCTTAGTAGTATCAACAATACCACAATACTATACAAAGGTAGTTCCTATGAGCAAAAAGGATTTTATGGAAGGGTTTAATGAGTTCAAATACTTACTAAGATTAGTAGCATACTATTATTCTAAAGGATATAGATTTGGATGAGTTAGAAAGGGGTTATAGTCCATATTCCCTTGGATATATGGGAACTGATATTAACTCCAAATTTGCTGTTATTTCTTTGATAGGTTACTTAACTTTTAACCTTAGCAAGAAAAATCCTACTATAACCTGCTATCAAGTAATAAAAAAGATAGTTGGGAATGATTTACCAGAGGAAACAATAAGAGGATTATCTATAGTATGTTCAGACTTTGCTTATGGATGTAAGCAATTTCCAACTTTTGGTCTGAATAACAAGGATATTCCTAAAAAAGTACGAGAGCTATTATTAAATAGTCTTCCGTTCTAATTAGAAAATTTGTGTAATTAACACTGTTTAACAGATAAAAATCTTTGTTTTATTTTGGGAGAGTGCGGTGAATATACTATATTTGCAGTACCTTCTCTGAGAAACAGAGGTGTAGATAAAAAAGTTTAAGATAATTTTATAGATTACTTTGAGAATTTAATAAGATACAGTAATTTTGTATGTTAGATGTTAATATGAATTAATGTTTTTAAATTTTTTATTGAATTATGAGTACACAAATTATGAATTTTAAGAGACTTGAAGTAACTGGAGCAACTAAAGAGGAAGCATTTGCAAAGGCACCATTTGATATTATGGGTGATGCAACACAGGCATATAAGATTTGGAAAAAGAAACAAGTAAATGGCGTTACTGATGCTGACAAAAAGCAATTCATGCTTGACTATCTTGCTAAGAAGTCTAAGAACGTTGCTGGTGTAGGTTTCTCTATTACAGTCGAAGCTGCTGTTGCAGATACTCGTGAGCGTCCTTATACAATTGAAGATGTAAAGAATGAGAAAGGTGCACGTAAATATAAGACTATTTATAGTCTGATTGATAAGGAAACAGGTGCAGAGATTGCTCATACTGATGAAACCAAAGCTAAGGCTAAGGAAATTGCAAAGAAACTTTATACTGATAAGGGCTATAAAGGAAATATTACTTGCAAGTACACAAAGCAAGTAGTTGATGGTGAATCTATAGCATTTACAGCAACTTATACTCCTTCCAAGTCTTCTAGAGTAGGTGTATATGAAGTATTTGGAATAGAAAGAGCGTAATTTTTCGAGAGACACAAACTTGTGAGAGGTGGCTATTAATTTAGCCACCTCTTTTTGTTTATAAAAGCGTAATAGCTTACTTAACATTGAATAAATCAATTAAAAATAAATGAAACAATCGACCGTAAAAAAATATACGGATATACTTCTCGCTGTAAAGAAAAGTGGAAAGAAGCTTAAACCTTTCTGTAAAGAAAGTGGAATTAGCTACAATAATATAACTGGAGCTATATCATCTTTAAAGAAACAGCATGATGATGAAACCGATGAAGTTAAGCATTTGCTTAATTTATATAATGAGGTTGTGGGACATAAAGAAATCTTAGTTGAAACTGATGATAGAGCAGAAATATCTTATATTCGTGATGAAAATGGGCATATAAAGTATTATAGTTATCAGATCTTTCGTAAAAATAAAGCTCCTCTTATAGGAAAATTAACTAGATCTGAAATGAGTACCATTCATCGGTTATATTCATATTATGGTGATTCTCTTACTCAAAGAGTCATTTCTAGACATTTTGTTGACTTATCTCTTGTAGATTTTAAACGAATATTAAGAGCTTATAATATCACTAAAGCATCTGCCCCATTTGCTCCTCACGATATTGAGGAAAAAAGCGAAGAAGAGTTAAGAGAAATACAGCTAAGAGAAAAAGAGAATAGTTTCTTGAGAAAAGCTGAAGAGGATTTAATTAAAAATAATGAGAAGCTACTCAAGAAGTATGCACAAGAGAATATTGATTTAAAGAAGCAATTACAAAATATTTCTCAATTCTCTATAACTGTTCCTGACAACTTACATCCAATTAAAATTGAAGGAAATGGAGTAAGAGATGATAAGTCTATTATTCTATATATATCTGATCTTCATATTGGAGCTAAAGTAAGTAATGATGCGATTTATAAGGAGAATATAAACTATGGTCCAGATGAGTGCAAGCGTCGATTAACTGAAATTCTTAAAAAGGTTACTGAAATTAATCCATTTAATAAGATTACCTTAGTGTTAATGGGTGATAATATAGATTGCGCTGGCTTCTTTGGAAAGACGGCTAGGATGGATCATTCCGACTTACCTGAAAATATGGATCCTCGTGATCAAGCCAATGCTTTTATTGATACAATGCTTTGGTTTATCGGAAGTATTGTTGAAAGCCATATTACTGAAGAAATAGAAGTATATTCTGTTCCATGCGGAAATCATGCGGGTAATTTTGAATATCTTTGTAATAAAGCTTTAATGGCAACAATTGCAGCGCAATTCGTAGGAATTAAGACTACTTTATGGGAGGAATATTACGGAGTGCTAGAAGAAAAAGGTAATACATTTATTTGTATGCACGGAAAGGATCTCGGTTTTATGAAGCGAGGAATGCCACTTAACTTAGATGACAAGTCTAAGGTTATGCTATATGAGTGGTTGGAAGAACATAATATTCATGGACCTAATATTCACTTTGTTAAAGGTGATCTACATTCTAATGCACTTAATTCTTGCAAGAGACTAGACTATCGTAATGTTCTAAGTCTGTTTGGAGCATCAGATTATAGTAATATGAATTTCAGTCGAAATTCCTACGGTATGTCTTATGATTTATTCATAGGAAATAATCTTATAAGAGGAACTTTTGAAAATATTTAGAATTATGAAAAAAGGACAAAACAAATATGCATTTGGTGTATATAAACCAAATAAGAACTGTAAGCCTGTAACTTATAAAGGTACAGAATATCTTAGTAAGGCACAATGTATGGCTTTAGAAGGCATAAGTAAGAAAGAATTAGATTTTTATCTTGCTAATCCTAATGAAGCTGTAAATGAGTAAAGTATATACAGTAATTGAGTATGGAGGAGAATATGAAGACAAGTGGGAACATGTTGTCGGAATATGCTCAACCTTAGAAATTGCAGATGCTTTGAAGGCAGCTATTGAAGCTGAGCACGAGCAAAAGGACACAGGAATATCTATGGATGAGGTTGGTCAGGTTATTGAGGATTATGATGACGCTTATCCTAATGATTTTGATATAGACTGGAATAAACTCCAAAAAATGGCTCCAGAACATACTGCTAATGAATGGAAGAGTGCTTATGCACAACATTATGATTGGGATGATTGGAGTGGTGTTGATATAAAAGAAATAGAGTTTTACGATACTCAAAAAAGTTTAGAGGAATGGAAATCACTGTTGATGAATTGCTAAAGGGTAAACCAACTAAAATAAAAGGTAAGGAGTACTATAGTGCAGAACAATATGTAACTCCTTTCTTAGACAGACTTTCAAAATATACAGATGACTTTAGAATACAAGCAATTCTTCCAAATCAAATAAGCTTAACCCGAGAAGGAGATATAAACTTTGATGATATAGTATATAATAGGTTATGGATCCAAGCAGTTTTACCTGATGAGCTGAATTTTCCTAACCATTTTGATTCCATTAGTCTTTTATATGCTCTTGATGCAAGAAAACCAATGGCGAAGATTGCAAGAACCGCAATTAATGGTGCCTGTTTAAATCAATGTGTGTTCAATCCAAGTTTTCTAAATGTACAAGAAATAGAGCCAGAAACTCCATTTGATTTTAAACCAATAGATGTTTTAATGTCTTTAACTTCTGATATAGGTGAAAAATTAAAGAAAATGCAATCTATCGAAATTCCTTATACTAATGATTATTTAAATAGTATGTTGGGATCTTGGTGTAGAAATTGTTTTGATAAAAATAAAAATACTTATAGTGGGGTTAATAAGGTAAAATTAGCAGTTAGTACCGCACTTGATGCTTATAAACTATTATATTTAAATGAAGAATCATCTTATTATGTAAAACCTGAACAAAGTACATCGTTATTTAATATATATAACGCTTGGACTGATTTAATATCTCATAATGAGAAAGATATATTTAATCCCATAGAAAAGACTTATCTTGTACAAAAAATTCTAGATTTTGCATAAATTTATTTGTATTTGTGTAAAAATTTATATATATTTGAATATAACTAAAGTTTATAATTATGAATACAAGTGAATTTATTAATCGAGCAAAAGCTGTACATGGAGATAAGTATGACTATAGTAAAGTATAGTACAAGAATTTACATACTAAAGTGTGTATCATCTGCCCTACTCACGGTGAGTTTTGGCAAAGTCCAAATTAGCATTTAGAATGTAAATGTCCTTGCCCAAAATGTAGAGGAAAAGTTAATGATACTACTTCTTTTATTGAAAAAGCTAGACAAGTACATGGAGACAAATATGATTATAGTAAAGTTATTTGGAAAAATTCTAAAAGTATTATAACAATAATTTGTCCAAAACATGGAGAATTTCAATAGGAAGCTAATGCACATTTACAAGGAAGAGGATGTCCGTATTGTGCAGGTAAAAAATTTTGTTTGAAGGATTATATTACAACTGCAAACAAAGTATGGAATAATAAATACGATTATTCTAAATTTGAATGGAAAGGTGTAAATGAAAAAGTGTGTATCATTTGTCCTGAACATGGCGAGTTTTGGCAGTTACCTAATAATCACTTAAAAGGAGAATGTGGATGTTTACAATGCAGGGGAAAATCGGAAGATTTTAAACAAATAAATTCTTTAGAAGATCTTATAGAATAGTCTAAGAAGAAATTTGGAGATAAATTTGATTTTTCTAAAGCAGTTTACAAAGGTTCTCGTGAGAAAATTTGTATTATCTGTCCAGAACATGGTGAATTTTGGAGTTTACCTTATAATTTTCTCAATACTAAATTTGGATGTCCTAAGTGTGGATTCTCTGAAGATGGAAAAAGGCTTCGCTATACTAATGAAGAATTTATAGATAAATGTAAGAAATCTCATACTATTAAATATGATTATTCTAAAGTAAATTATATTGGTGCTTTGAACCCTATAACAGTTATTTGTCCTGTTCATGGAGAATTTGAAATGCAAGCATATAATTTTATGAATGGAGGAAATTGTATTGAATGTGTACATAATTCATACAGATTAGGAACAGAAGAATTTATTAAGAGAGCGATAGAAATTCATGGAAATTATTATGATTATTCTAAAGTCAATTATATAAATTAGAATACTCCTGTTACAATTATTTGCCCGATTCATGGAGAATTTTAGTAGACTCCTGCAGTTCATTTGAAAGGATGCAATTGCCAAAAGTGTGCCAATGAAAATCTAATTCCTAGTAAAGGAGAAGAATTAATAGCTTCTATTTTAAATGAATATAATATTAAATATCATAGATAGTATGAGCTTATAACAAAATCTTTAGCAAGAAATTCTAACATTATTAGAGTGGATTTTGCTTTACGAAGAAATAATAGAGTATATATTATTGAGTATAATGGAAAGTAGCATTATGAATATATACCTTTCTTCTTTCCGACTTAGGAAGATTTTTAGAAACAATTACGAAGAGATGAATTATTACGACATTTGTGTGAAGTAAATTCCTCTAAAGTAACGTTAATAGAGATTAAATATGATTAGTCAGAAGAAGATATTAGAAAGGTATTAAACGATGTTCTAAAGTTATACTAATTATTATAATATGTGTAAAGTAAGAAAAAGAAATGGAAATCTGGTTCCTTTTGATCGTACTAGAATAAAGAGTGCGCTTCAAAAGGCTTTTTTGTCTACAAACACTCATGTTGAGGAAGATGTATTAACAAAAATTGTAGATGAAGTCCAAATTTGGGATGAAATTAGTGTTGAAGATATTCAAGATCAGATAGAAGAGCTTTTAATGGATTGGGACTATAATGAAGTAGCTAAATCTTATATTCTTTATCGGA